CTGTATTTTCTTCTACGTTTTCCATAGTCTCTCCTCTCCCAGATTTCTACTAACTGCATTACCCTGGGGAATATAATGCGATAGGCGACAAATAAAATAATTTAAGAACAAATAAGAATTGTCAGCCACTTCCAGCTGTTCAGATACCAGCGATTTTAATACTCAACTTACACGCTTGAAATAAGCTGGAGGTGCAGCATCCATTTATAATCGGAGAAAGCCGCAATCCGATACTTTAATTATATACTACATAAACAAAATAGTGGGGTTTTATCCCCACTATTTTTATACGTACACGAAAGGAAGGTTATATACTCTATTGCTAGGGTATTTCCTTAATTTTATTATACACAGAAATTTTTGTTATCCCTCAACTAATCCAGTAACTCTGCCACCTTCTCTTGCGGCACCACCAACAGGTGAGAACATTGATTCTTCTTCTGCTTCTAATCTTCTAATGTTTTCTAATTGGTCTGGGTCCTGGAATACAACAGCTTGTGTAAACTCTTCTATTGTTAATTGTTGTTCACCACTGTCTTGTCTTGATTGTATATCTCTAAGTCTTGGTAGTTCTCTTTGTGCAGCTGTATAAAGTTGTCTTGCTTGTTGTTGAGTAAGACCAGCTTTTCTAAGATTCTCTGCTTCAGTTCTTGTTAATGTGAATCCTGCTTTTGCTGCTTCTCCACCTATTTGTGAAGCTGTAATCCTTCCAGATATAATCTCTTCACCAACTGATGGGTCCAATGCTCCCATGAATATAGCTTCAGGAGTTAGGTCCACATTGTAATTAGTTGAAAAGAAGTTCTGAACTCCTTGAATATTATCTACTATACCTTCATAAGCAGAAGATACTCTTTGTTGAAATTCTCTAGCGGAGACTTCTCCTTCTAGTAAGCCAACAAATTTATCTGATAATAATACTTTAGATGTTTGTGCTGGAATACCATATTCAGCAAGAGTTCCTATATAAGATTGTTCTAATGCTTTATACGTAGTTTCATTGTATCTAACTTGTCCAGTCTCTGTATTGTAGTTACCAGGAAACTCCGCTTTATATTCATCTGTTTGTCTTACTTCTCTTATGGCAGTCTGTGGATTACCAGACTTAGCCCATGCAGCTGCAAACAACTGTAGTAATGTTCCAGTTAAATCTGGATATAATAATTCTGCTTCTTCTAAGTATGTTGCCATTATTGATTAACTCCTAAGTTCTCTTCTACTGAACCAGCAGATGCACCTAATGCTTGTTGCAATGCTTCTGTTGCTGCTACAGTAACTTGTCCTATGTTTTGTTCTAAACCTTTTTCTCTAAGTAATGTTTGTGATGCTTCGTAGTCATTAGTAGCTACCATATCTTGCCACCAACCTTCTGTCTCATCAGCTTCTTTACCCCATATCTGTCTAGTAATTCCTCTATAAGGACTGACTATATCATCATAAGTTAATTCAGTATTAGTATGTTTAGGAAACAAAGCTAATCTACTTGTCTTTAAATTCTCTACTAAAGCTGCTTCATAGTCTGGATTGTTTCTTAATCTTCCAGCTTTCTCTGATACTTCTGAATCTGTTAATTGTCCGAACACTGGACCAAGCCATTGTGTATATAAACTTCTAATTCTATCTTCTTGTTCAGCACTTCTATTTAAACCACCAACACCAGCTGTATCTATCCAATCTGTAAAATCTTGGTCTCTTACACCAGTTCTAAATGGGTCAGCAAATAAAGCTAACTGTTCAGTTGTGTAAGACTCTGACCATTGACCACTTACCCACTGGTTAGCTATGTATGAAGATAAAGCATCTGGAGCTCCTAACTCCTGGTTAGTTTCACTATCATATCCCCCTGATACACCAGAGGCTTTTAAGGCTGCAGCAACTTGTAGTTTATAATCATTAGCTTTTTGTTTAGCTGTTAATGGGTCCTTAGTATATTCTCTAAGCCAAGAACGTTCTGATTCATTACGAGTTTTATACCAGTTAGTAGAAAACCATTCGGCTTCTGTTACTTCTCTACCTTCTAATGCAGCTTCAGCTATTAATGCAACTGAATCTGGGTCTAATATCCAAGGTGCTATCTGTGCTTCTGTTGCTAGATTCTCTGCAAAAGATGTAAATGGATGTGGTGCCTTACCAGTAACTGGGTCATTACCTGGAAGGTCTGCACTGTTACCAGCAATCACTCCCATTAAATCTAAATCATCAAAAGAAAACTTAGCATTAACAAACCAATCTTGTCCTGGAGTTACAAATCCAGCTTCCACTGGGTCATTATCTTTTACTTCATAGAACATAAATAATGTACTGCCCTGGTATAACTCACCTGCTCCTGGTACTGCGTATCTTAAAAATAATTGACCTTCTACATCTACTAGGTCTGCACCTTCTGGTATATTATTAAATTGATTCTTATTAGGATTTAAAGTTTGTTCTTGCGGAACTACATTAGCACTACTTTGACCAACTACTTGTCCTACTGATGAATAATCTTTATTATCATAATCTGTATTACCTATTCCGACTACACTTTCTCTTTGGTCCATAGGGGTAGAATCATCTTCCCCACCATAATCACCTGGATAATCTGCTGTCAATGGTTCAGATTCTGTTGCATCTGCGTAACCTTCCCTACCTGGTATTAAACCTGCAATAAGTCTGTCATACTCTGACATTTCTTCGCCAGGTCTTTTAAAAGTATTAGCTGTAGTTCTAGCACCATTAGGTCCATAAACAACTACTTGAGTACTACCTATTGTTTCTTCTTCTTCTTCTTCTACTGACTCAACTATTTCTGTAGTACTTGTACTAGGAGTATCTTTATCTATATCTCTTGTCCAGTTACTTGCTTCGTATAAATGTAAATCAGATTCAAGAACTTCTAATGTTTTACCATCTTTATAAACAGTTACTGTTGTAATAATATCCCCAAATTCTTGTGGACCATAAGTTGATTGAGTTGTATTATCTATAGCACCACCAGTTCTTTTTTCTTCAGCATTATCTTTAGCTCTTGTGATTTCAGCAATAGTCAAAGCTCCAGATGCTAAATCTCTATTGGCTTCATCTAAACTTTCATAACCAATGAGCTGCCACCAAGTATTTACTCCAGAGTTAAGAGGTCCAGATTCAATAACTTCTACTTCTCCTGCTAGACCTCTAGCCATAGCTTCATCAAAATCTTTTCCTTTAATACGAAAAGTTCTTTCTAAATCTTCTTTTTGGCTATCTCTAAACCGTATATTAGAAGCAGCAAGTTCAGCTATTTTATCTAGTTTTTCTTCTATTGGTATTTTTTTAAATTCTTCATATTCTTCGGCAGTAAGAGTTCTAATTTTTCCTGATGCAGTAGCTGTAATAGTTTCAACAAAGTCCTCATTGCTCCCACCAGAGTTATTAGTATCATTTGATTTAGGTGGTTCTTTCTTTTTATCTTTAAAATATTTCTCATTCAAAGCTACTCTAGTATTTTCTGCTGCTTCTTGAGACATACCAGATTCATAATCTTTACCACCAGGTCTTACAGCTTGTAATCTATATCTACCTGCTGAGCCAACTACTAAATACTTTGTCATTACTTACTACTTTCCATAATATGATTGTACTTGATTATTCTCTGTATTGGGCTTAGTTATACTACCTATTCCTTTAAATAAGGTTTCATAAAAAGGTTTAGTTAATTTATACGTGATAGAATATTTATCATCTATCTTCCCAAAGTTATCCCAGAAATCTACATCCTTATCAAAGGCTGCTTTAGTTGCAGCATTAGTTACATCTGCAGCTAACACCATTGTTTCATAAAATGCTAACAATCCTGCAGCTGGTCCTGTAACACTAGCCATACCATATTTGGTTCCAACTTTTGTTAATGCTTTCTCTATAACTTCTTGTCCAACATCTAACTTGCTTAATCCTTTTAAAACTCTTGATGCAAACTTAGGTTTATTCTTAACTATATCTTCTGCTTTTTTAAGTGCATCTTCTCCATGATTATCTACGAAAGTACTTCGTATATTTTCTAAGCGTACACGCTTAGATTCTGGAGTTTCTTCACCTATTGTTAGAATTACCCTACCTTCATCTAAAGGTGTTTTTGTTATCTTTTCAGTAAAAGCTGGTAACTTTTCTTCATAACCTGGAGCTGCCCATAAATCTATTGTTCCTGTATTTTGAATATTCCCTAGATTACTAGCAAATGACAAAGGAGTAAGTCTTGTTCGGTTCCCAACTTTATCATAGGTTTCTAATAAAATATCTGTATCTTGAGCTATCTTCATAAATTCAGATATTGGTCTCATGTGGATTCTTCCAGGACCTGTAACATTTAATTTTAAATCAGGAGTACCAGGGTCTTTTAAAAATGCTGTACCTTTATCCACCATAACATCTTCAATACCTATTGGAATAAAAGAACCCTTATATGGTTTAATGTTAAATGTTTCAGTTGCATCTACTGATGCTATATCTATAGCTTTGTGCCAACCTTTATTATAACTAACAAAGTGGTCCATGTTAATTTCTCCTTTTAGAAAAATTGGAACTGATTGTATTTGCTCTGACCATCTACCGAATTTAGTCATATCATCATCTATTATTTTAGAATCAGATAACCTGTTATAAAATTCTTTATTACGTGTTAAAAAGGTATTGGTTCTTGTTTTCATAAATTCTTTAAATCCTGGTAAGTCTAAATCATCAGGATAAAGTGCTTCTGCATTTTTAATAAGCTCTGGTTCATTTTGTAAAAACCAAGCAACGTTACCTAACTGTTGTGTTTCTGGAACAAAGGTTCTTGTTGTTTCTAATTTTGCATTGATTAAGTAATCAGATAAACTTCTTGCTATATCATCTATTGTTTCATCAGCTCCTGCAAACTTATTAAACTTCCCTTGTTCCATTTGTTTTGCTACATCTAAAGGATTCTTTAATCTTTCTTTATCAACGAAAGTATGTAATCTTCCTAGTAATTGTTCTATATCTGTTGCTATTTCTCTACTAAAAGAATCAAACAAACTTAGTTCATTACCATAAGCACCAAATGTAAATGACTTTAAAGATTTACCTGTTACTTCTTCTTCTAACTCTATGAGTGAACGTAAAAACTCTCCTGCTTTTTTTTCTTTTAAAGAAGGGTCCATGTCCATTAGTTTATTTACAAATTCCCATTGTACTTTATCAGCAACATCTGCATGAGTAGTGTTTCCTACATCTGAAATTATTTCATTTAATAAATATCTATCAAAATCTTTAGGATTAATGTCAAATGTTTTTATCCAACTATCTAATGATTTCATTAATTTCTTATAATCTTGTTGTAGTAATTGACTATCTGCTCTTAGTTCAGGAACGAAGTCTCTAATGTATTGAATATCTTTAAAAGATTTTCTTGCTGGTGCTGCTACTGCAGTAGAAGTTGCAAGTGTTTCAACTAACTCATCTTGACCGAAGTTATCTTCAGCCATTACGATTTCTTAAGAGTTTTACTTTTGTATTTCGGTAATCCTAACTTACGTGTCTGCATCCAAAATTCCATTTGTTCTTTATAACTCATATCACGTAAGTCTTTCATTCTTCTATTACTCCCATGATATCTTCTATAGTGAACTCATCAGATTCATCTCTAACAATTTCAGTTTTAATCTGTGTTCCTTCAAAGCTACCTGCTTGTGATGGAACTTGTGATTCAAAATCTGATTGCATATTTCTTTTAGGAACTAAAGCTGATATTAAAGAAGCTGCTTGTTTCTGCATAGGGTCCACAGTTGGAACCATTCCACCATCTTGAACATCAAGTCTTGGCTTAGATGCAACTACTTGTTCTTGTTGTTGTAGATAACTAGATACATCTTCATTTTCAGGTTCTCTCTCTAAATTTTCTGCATAAGATTCAATAACACTATTAACATAATCTCTTATATTTGGACCAAATCCTTCTATGTTACCTATGTCCCCTACAGAATCTATACCTTCTGCAGCAGCTTTGTTTGCTTTACCAGGACCACCATACCAGGCAACTGCTACCAAGTCCCAGGTTCCATACTTATTAAAATATTCTGTCATCTTGTATGCAGCAACAATGTCTTGCATCTCTGGTATCTTCCAGTCAGCACCTTTATACCCAGCTTGTTTTGCCCATTTATCCCAATTAACATCTAGTATTCCATAAGCACCTAATGCCTGGACTTCTAAAGGATTACCATAAAAATCTAAAATAGTTGTTGGTTTATGTTTAAGGGTATAGTTGCCACCAGCATTCTCTTGCTGTTTTATAGCTTCCATAAACGAAATTAATTCTTGCTGACTCATATAACTATGTGGGTCTATTAGCGATACTATTGAGAATAACAGACCTAGTATTCCTTGCACTGTAGTTTTCTCCTAACCTATCTTGTTCTCTTGTTGTGATAGCATCAAACTTCTCTCTCATTCTACTCTCTGCATCTATTTGTGTAAATCCTTCTTCTTCTATAGTTTGTTGTACATTATCCACTGCATAGTTACCATAATCACCACCCATAATATCTTCCCCTGTCATTGTTGGGTCTTGCTGTGCAGCTTCAGCTAATTGAGCATCTTGTGAATGTCTTGCTTCTGCTTCTTTATACATTGTATTAGATAACATCTTAAGCTCTGCAGCTGTAGGGTCTCTATTTAATTCTGAAGCATATAAGTATTTAACCTTTTGTGCAATAGTTGCTGGGTCTTGTGGAAGGTAAACATCTTCTTCTGGTATATCTGGTACTGGATTAGCAACATATTCTTTTAAAGCTGTTCTCCATGCAGAACCATTTTGCTTTTCTAACTCTGTTACTCCACCTCTATTAGCTCTTGCTAATACTGGAGTAAACTTACCTTGAGTTACTGCATCCCATTCTCCAGGAATAAACCCATCACCTACACTAAGTAATCCACCATTAATTAAATCTGCCTGTATTGAAGCTATCTCTTCTGGAGCTAATCCACCAAATAAATTAACTAAATCAGATTCTGTATAAAAATCTGTTGCACCTTCTCTTGGTGGTGTGTAATCACCTGGTACACCAATGTTCATATTCTGTTGTCCGAACATACCCCATTGTTGAGTAGCTGCAGCTATTGCTACATCATCACCTGTTAATGCTGATATATCTTCACCTGATATTGCAAAATCTATTACGTATTCTGGAATACCATAAGATACTAAATACTTTGAAGCATCATCTATATTTACAGCAGATAATATATCAATACGTTGTTCTGTTGTTATGCCTAATTTATTGGTACCCAACATTGGGTCCTCATTAATAGATAAGATAATACTTTCTATTCTCTGTAAAAATTCATCAACTGTCATATAATCCCTGTACTAATTCTATATCTTCATCCGCTTCTCGTAGCTCTCTTTCAAATATTTCTCTAGCCATAGGAGCAAACTCTGGATATCTTACCAATATAGCTTTTAATTTATCTCTTAACAAGTTTCTAAATGGAGCTAATTTACTAGCTCTTCTAAAGGAAGTATCAGTATAGGTTGGGTCTAATCGTTTAGTAGTAGCTATTATACTATCTCTAGTCTTAGCATATTCTACTAATGCTTGTGCAGCTGGGTTAGTAACTAAATCTCTTTCTAATTGATATGTAACTGGGTCAAACCAGGTATAGAGTTCATCTATTAAATCATCCATCTCTGGTTTCTGCATTGAGTAATCTATACTTCTTCCATATCCAGGATATTTACCTACTAACTCTGCTTTCTTATTTAACTTAGCTTGATTAGATACTCTATCTCCTCTTGTTAATAAACCATTCTTACGAATAAACTCTTCATACTCCATATTGCCTAGAAGAATATTTTTAGCTTGTTGCCATTGTTCAGGAGTTCTAGGAACTCTATCTTTATCTATAAGCTGTTGCCAATATAATTCATATCTAAATTCTGAATCAGTATCATCAATTAAATATGCGTATGTTAAATCATACTTATCTACAAGTTCTTTATTATTCCTAGCCCATCTAGCTCCATCTTCAGTAACAGGTCTCTTCTTTATAGTATCTGTTCTACTTGTAGTCAGAGCTATTGGATTGAATCCAAATCTATCTGTAAATGTTTTCATTGCTTCATAATCATTAGGAGAAGAATTTTTTATTAATCTGTATTCTTCAGCTAATGTTTCAAATAAAAATACATTCCCTGTCTTATCTGATATTTCATACTTAGGACTTACTGCACCAGATGGTCCTATAAATTGTGATGCAGCTCTTATAAGGAATATATTTCTGGCATAATCTCCAGCTAACTCCATTGCAGCACTTGCTCCCTCTGGTGTACTATCATCTGCAATACCTGCATACAACATAGCTTTATAGACATCAATCATTGTGTTAGAGAATAAACGTTTTGATTCATCTCCTCCTATACCAAATGCGGTACCTAGTTTCTTTGCCCAAGATGGAGTTGGTGCAAGTGAACCTAATATTTCTGTTGCACTACCTGTTCTTGGTGGTGCAAAGTCTCCAAATAATAATGTCTCTTCCCATTTACCAGGTCTTAGTAAATTAAACTTTTGATTTATTAATGCCATTGGAACAGTAACAGTTGGACCGAAACCAGGTATTAGATTACCTGCTATGTTTAAAGAACTAGCAAAGACTGGTAAATTAACACCTACCCCACCTTCGTTTAAATCTTTAAACATCCATTTGTTTGCTAACCCTTCTCCTGGATAACCAAATAATTCTTCTCCAGTGTTTGGGTCTTTATAAAAGAATCCTTGTTGCCCTTCTTCATCAAACACAGGATTAGGTTTTCTTGCAGCTTGTACTACTTGTTGTGCTCTTCTAAGTGGTCTTAATTGTTCTGTTCTTATTAATCTTGCCCAGGTAGAAAAGATTTCTACGTATGCTTCTCCGAATGGGAATATTCCTCTTGTAGCATTTCCTATCCTACTTCTTGTTGTTACATCATATAATAATTTTTTAGTTTCAGTTAAAGCATGTGATGAAGCCATCTTATCTACTATCTCTACTTTATTAATACCACCATCTACACCTTTATAGCTTTCTAATTTTTTTAATATCTTTTTTTCATGCCTTGTACCTGTCTCTAAACCAGCTTCTTTAGCTTGTTTAATCATTTTATTTAGTGTTGTTTTGTTAGCATGTTGTGCAAAGTCTCCTACTTTATCCCAGTAATGATATTTAAAAGTTGGTGCTCTTGATAAATTTTTAGTAGGGACAGTCATAAGTAACTTAAACATATCATCAGTAAAGTCATCTAACCATCCTGTTCTTTTAGCTGCACCAGTCTTTAATTCACCACGTACATTTTCTGGTAATAACTTTTTATATTTTTTAATAAAACTTTTTTTAAGGTTTTCCTGGTTCTTCATTAACTGTGTAGATATAGAATCGTATTCTTGCGGAGATAAGTCTCCACCCCAATACTTTTTCATGTCTATTTTTTCTAAACCTACAAGTTCATCTGCAGACATAGTTTCATCACCTAGTGCTTTTAATAAATCTTCTTTACCATTTTCATCTATCCAGTTTTTAGCTTTTCTCATTTTTCCATATTTACTACCCTTAGCTGCACCTGTCTCTACAATACCTCCAGTAACTTGTGCTACTGCTGCATTGACATAATATACAAACTCTTCTGCTTTTGCTGCACCAGGTTTGCTACTTAAACCAGCTCCATTAAAAGCATGACCTTTTGCTCCTGTTATATCTCTAATATGTTTATTTAAAGAATTACCAGTTGTCTGTACTTCTTTAATTAATTTATTTAATTCTCTAGTTCTTTTAGCTGCAGAAGGTTCTAACTGTATCTGTGCAAGTCTCCTGGACAAAGGGTCAAACTTATGTTGCATAAAGTTTCTAAAAGCATTTTCACCCCATGCTTTACTATTCTCATGTTTAGAAATTGTTGTCCATTCTCCTGTTGATGTACCTCTTCTTATTGCACCAGGATTCATTCCATTTAAAGTACCATCAATAAACTGTGCGTTATCTTCAAAAGAACCTATAAGATTTTTACTTGATTCTTTTGGTTTACCAATCATTCTTGCTATAAGTTCTCCTGGATGAGATATAACATTAGTTACACCTGAAGTAACCATTCTTAATTGTTCTTCAGCTATAACCCTTACTGTCCATGCTGGTCTTAACAAAACTAATGGTTTAAATAAAGAACCATAATACCAATCCATAAATCTTCTTACTGAATCAACATTATCAGAAGCTAATAGCTTTGTTCCTATTCTTCCTAAGTCATCATCTAATGCTTTTGCTGCACGTAATAACTTAGTTGGATTAGGTAAAAATATTTCATCCGCTAACTGTGTTACAACTAATGGGTCCATAAGATTCTCTACCCCATCTAACTTACCTTTTTGTAATTTATTTAATACACCAGTAATAGGTATATCTGTACCACCAGTTTCTATTGCATAACTTCTAACATCTAATCTAATTTTTTTTGCACCACTAATAAATCCAGCCTGAACTTTTAAACCTTCATCTACTAATGATTTTTGCCACTTAGTTAAATTATCTTCTCCTCCTAATTTTTTGATAACTTGTTTTCTAAATCCATCTTTCCCTTCTAAATGTTTTACAATCAATCTTGCTACATCAGAAGGTGCATCTTTAGAATTTAATGCTTTCATAGCTTCTTTCATAAATTTATTTCTTTCAGTAAGTTTCTTTGTATCATCTAAAGAACTTGTAGCTAATCTAATGTATCTATTTAACTGAACTAAGCTATCATTTTTATTTTTAGTAACAATTCTTGTCCCATAAGATTTCTCTAACATACCAGTCAATCTGTTACCTTTTCTATTTACTGTAGGTAAATTATTTTTAGTAGCTTGAACTAGAAAGTGGTCAGTAATTAATTCATCAGTAAGTTTCTTATCTATAGCATCAAAAGATTTACCTTTATGTGCAGCTTTAAAATCATCTAGTCTTACATAAAAATCTAAGTCATCAATATTATTTTTAGATGCTGCAATTATATCTGTTGTATCAGTCTCCCATAGAAACTTTTTAAATTTAACACCAGCTTTACCAGATAAAAACTCTTGAGTTGTTGGACCAAAGATAGATTTTCTTGCTCCCTGGAGTAATCCAGTGTTCTCAAATAATTTACCCATTGTACTTAAATTTTCTAATTCAGTAAATGTTTTTGCACCAGCTCTTGCTTTACCTACTCCTAAAGCTGCCATACCAACAGGGTCTAAGAATACTTGTGCAAGTATATCTAATGTTCCAGTTATATTTTTATATGCTGTTGTTCCTGGTTCTATAATGTCATCAAGTGGTTTAAATAACCAACGACCAATAGTAACTGTTGGGTTTAACCCAGCTTCTTCAAATCTCTCTGCTCTTTCACCAGTAAACTGTATTGCTGTCTCTGCTTTCTTTCTTTGTTCTTCATAAATCTGTACACCTAAAACATTATCTAAAACAAACTCTCTTGCTTCTACTGGGTCCACTCCAGATTGAACTAAGTTTTTATATTCATCTGTTTGTGTTGGGTCAGTACTACCTAAGAACCATCCAGTTCCTAAATCAACTTCTCTTCCTTCAGCTTCTGCTTGTGCTTTCATATCTAATAAAGAAGATTTAGATTTACCTTTAGCTTCTTTATGAGACATGCCTTGTTGTCTGCCTTCTAAATAACGTACACCTCTTGCAGCTCCAGCTTCCCATAAGTTTTGGAATCCTAAGAATAATCCTCTACTCATACTTTTAGCTTTATCACCGATAGCAGATTTTAAAGCACCGAATCCTTCTCTCTCTTTTGCTATAGATTCTTGTAATACTATCTGTCTAAGTCTTGGGTCCTCATCACTGATACCTAATTTAACTGCACCAACTAAAGAACCTTTACTTATTGTTGGATATTTTTTAACAATAGCTGAAGCTCTATTAGCCATATCTTGTGTAACTTGTGAAGGAGCTTTAGATTTAGCTATAGCTCTTTGTGTAGCAGAGTCATCTACAAAATCAGCAGCATCAAAGGTACTGTATGACATACTAACCTTTTAATATATTCGCTAGTAATGGGTCCCCAGTTAAATCATAAAACTGTTTAATCAACTGCTCTGTTGATTCCATAGCAGATTCTTGCGGTCCAACTCCTGGACCAAATGCTAATCCATCTTCTACTGGTCTAAGTGGTTGGTCTGTACCTCTAAATACATCTACTCCTTGTTGTCCTGGAGGTGGAGCTGCTGCTCCTGGCGTTGGTCCTCCAGTCAGTTCTAAATCTTTAACTTCATTGTTTAAATTTTTTAATTCCTGTTGTTCGCCATAGGCAAATCTTGATTGGTCTATATAGTTATTTGTTGGCGGCTTAACAGCTGCATTTCTTTTAGTTATTCTCGTTGCCATCTTCATCCTCATCTTCGTAATAAGCAAATGTTGAACTAATAATCATATAACCAAATGGGAATACCATTGGTGGTAATTGGTCTGTAAATATCTTAGGTTCAAATAAATTAGCTTCAAGCAATATATCATCACCATTTTCATCTACATCCCATAATGAGTTATTAACAATCTCTGCAAATTTTTCATTTATATTATTAGGCATTATTGCACCATACCTAACGCTTGTTGAATAGAAGGTGTAGGTCCTGTGGTGGCAGGACCCATACCCTCAATTAATGCTGCTTCTTCTTCAGGTATTTCTGGTTCCTCTGCTGTAAAAAATTTATCTAAAACGTTCTGCATATCAGCAGGATTCTTTCTTATTTGTACTAATGCCATTACAGCCTTCTGGTCTCCCTGATTAGCTTGTGCCATCAAAGTATCAAATAAAACTGTATCTGCTTTTTCTCTTGTTATTCGTTCATTAACTCTAACAATGTTATCTAAACCATCAAGGTTCTCTTGTAGAGTTTGGGTATCAATAATACCAGCAGCTTTCAACTGTAAACCTGTAACTATCTTCTGTGGCTCATCATAACCAGCCATAGCACCATAGACTCTTCTAGTCTTGTAATTACTTGAAATATCTTTAAGAGGTTCATAAGTTTCTGAAAAGAATTTATTATCTCTATATCCAGATAAATGTTTTTTCTTACCTGGGTACATCATCTCATCCCACTCAAGTCTTTTAGCATCTGTCTGTTCTATAGCATCAGCCATAATTGTATGATATTCTCTAATCATCAATGACATAGATGCACCTAGTTCTTCTAAACCTCTACCAGTAGCAAAAGATACAGGAGATTGTGAATCATCTGTAGCAGGATAAGCTGCTCCAACTCTAAGTTGTCTCTCTACTCTGTCTATAGATTGAAATAATTGATAAGGAATGTTTGATGCAGGTTTTGATACTGTGCTTCCTGGAGCAAGGTAATTAACTGCAAATCTTCCTTTTTTGTATTGACCTGATTCTAATTCACCAGTTATATTTGTTTCAGTGAATACTGCATCTTCCATAGCAATAATGCTCATAACATTAATCTTTGCCATAGCTGCCATTAATCCGATTATTTGGTCATACTGTCCTTGTAGCTGGTCAAAAGAAAACTTCTTTGCTACAACGAAAGCAGGACCACTCTTCAGCGGATTAGGAATAAAATCAAATATTGTACCTGATGACATGTGGAATACGTAAGTTCCTTCTTCATTGTAATATTCTGATATTAAATCCCCTTGACCATTTGAATTAGCCCATGAACCTGAATAAGAATCTGTATAAGGTGAAGCTGAACCACTACCAATAGATAACCCAGTACCCATATCCTTTGCATAAATCTGTTCTTTATAATCTGGATAAACTTGAGCTAGTGCATATTTAGGAACTCTACGAACTATAGATAAATCTTTTGGTTGTTGGTCTGCACCAAAATATCCAGGGAAACAGTTGTATGGGTCTCGTAGTTCAGCTATTGGGTAGGGGTTCCCATTAGCATCTTTTCTTTCACGTATGACCCATACAGCAAATCCATAACCAGGTAACCATCTACCAACTTGTGGCATTTGTTTTTCAAGTCCTTGTACTTCATCATAAGCGGTTATTATTCTCCCTATTTTTTCAGCTTGTCTCCTGGCTCTTTCTGAATCTTTATCATTAGGAACATCTATCTTGAGGTTAGGAATACGACCTATTTTCTGTGCCAGGTGTTCTAATCCTGATGACATAAGGTTAGGCATTGGAACTTGCCAATCCTGAAATCCTTTTATCTGGTCTCCGAGTAAAGCAAGTATTCCATTTGGTCCACCATTCATTATGGAACGAATACGACCTCTTGTTGCATAGGCATCTTGGTTATCGTAATGTAACTGCGTTATCTTATCTTGTAATTCACTTGCATTCATTTTATTACCATGGTGCCTTATTCATATCAGAGACATCAAAACCTTTAAAAGCAGGAGTATATTCATAACCCATTTCAGCAATAAACTCTTTTTGTAATCTTCTTACAATCTTTATTGGAAACCAACTTGCCATAACTATATCCGATTTATATCCTCTGCTACTTGCTTTATTAGCAGCATTTGAAAAATACAAAAGCTGCCTACGATATATATTACTCTTGTTTTGTGAATCTGCACTACCATAAGGCAAATTTACCAATCCCTTCTCAAACAACTCACTCATTGCACCAACACCGAAGTATGGGTCAAATTTGTTTGTTTGAGTCTGATGACCTTCTAAATGTATTCCTCTAGCAGATGTCCATTCTTTTAATTCTCTATCTTGTCTAATAGCACGTTGAAATCCATTCTCTTCAATAATCCAATGAGCTAATCCATACTTTGCATACCATTCTTTAATTGTTTTAAATGCTTGTGGTATTCCACCACCTTTAGAGTTTTCAATATCTACCATGTACAACTTACCTTGTTCTACATGATATGCCCATAAAAAGGCAGCCTGATAACCAGTTGAAGCTGGGTCAAGTCCAGCAATTAATCTTGTACCAGCTGGTATGTGTCCAATAGACCTTTCATAATCCCTGGCATTATCTAATGCTTCTACTTTAAACATTTGTAAACCTTCAGAGAATGGTCGGTTTAAATACACCATTTCAAAAATAGCTAGACCACCAGTTGTTTCTGCATTTCTTCTCTGTGCCATTAACCAGTTATAACTTCTCTTACTTGACCATAACATGTGTTTCTTGTGGTCCTTAGGTTTACCAGAATCAATAGGTATATCTAAACTATGAGCTGAATTAATTATCTTCTTCCATTCTGGGTTATCAATTAATGAATTATATAAATCATCAGGATGTTGCCTGGACCCAATAACAACAATAGCTGTATGTTCCTCTTTCCTGGAAGATAGAGTTGTTGTCCACCATCTCTTTGTCTGCTCCCTGGAACTTGGTTGAATTGTAGTTGAGTGGTCCTCAATGTCATCAGCAATAATTAAATCGCAGTCTCTTGAAAGAATCTTTCCACCTTTACCTACAGCAACCATAGTTGGAGATTTAATACCAGTAACTGTCCTGGTCTTAACTGTAAACTGTCCTGAACTCCAGGTCTTACCAGTTCTACTCTTTGGTTTAAAAGTTTCTCCTGGTCCACAAAAATCTTCTATTAGTTTTTCATTATTTTCTAAATGGTCAAGAACCGCACCTACAGCATTCTTAGATATATCTTCATTACCACCTACCCACATAACCCTTATGTTTGGATTCTTACAAATATGCCATACAGCGAAGTGAGTAAGTAGGTCAGTTTTGCCATGTCGTGGTGGAGAGAGAATCATAAGCTGCTCTCCTTTATCAATAGCTTTCAAAATATTTTTAATCCAGTTCTTGTGGAACTTAGCTGTTTCGTAAGGCTTCCCTGTCTCTGTTACAAAGTATCTATTTCTAAAACTTTCAAATGATTTTAAAGATTCTTTAGCTTCTTCTGGAACACTCCAATCTTCTCTAGCTTTGCCCAGGGCTTTATCTTCTTTATATGCCAATAACATCCTGGCAACAACACTGGCATCTATACCCATATCTTCAGCTACAAACTTCTGTGTTAAGATTCCATCTAAAACTTCTTCAGCATACTCTTCTACAAAGGTATCAAAGTACTCTCCACGATTAGCTCTATTGCTTGAGGTGATAGTTAGTTTCTTTTCTTCCTGGGTTGTTTTATTCCTGGAACGAACATTGGCAGCTTTAGTACATTTTAAATTACAATACTTCTGCCTACCATGAGCTTGTTTAAACTTATCTCCGCAATGCGGACAAGTTAGCTTTTTAAGATTAGCCACTACTTCCTTCTTCTAGGCTTATTTTTCTTCATACCTTTTTTATATGAATACTTCTTTCCTGGCATTTTCTCCTCCTATAATTCAGTATGGCAGAATATATACAGGGTTCCAAATACCCCAATTCAAAAAAGAATAAACAGTTTCAAAAAGATAGAACCTGCATCAATTCTGCTTGTACTACTATTCTATCCCAATATAACAAATATAAATATTGTAATAATCATAAGCCAAAGACCTTTCCTAGAATCAAAGGAAGGCACCCTGACTCTACGAAGCAATCCCCCCTGGAGTAAAAAAATTTTTTTTCTGTAAAGTCATAAACTTGTTTTTGTCTTTCCCCTATGATAAAGTTATCACACACAATTAAGATATCTTTCCAGCTTTAAGAAGAGGGTATCTGATTAAACAGTAAGAGGAAGTGGATTAGCTGGACCATGATAACTAGGGTTAAAGCCTATTACTTCATAATATAAAATAAGTCATAAATAGATTTGTTATCGGTTTGGGAGGGATGACACAGGGTGAGAAGTATTCTCCTCTATTTTCTTTTCTACTAGAATTACTTTATTGAAGAAATGTAAAGAGTGTAAGAACACTTTAAAACAGGTAAACAATACTAACAATTACTACTGTGATAGTAGTCCTAGTTTGTGTACTCTATCTACAAAGACTATAACAATACACTAGATATAGTACCCCAATATGTAGTACCACTATATATAGTATTAAATTGGCATTAAATAACTCTAGTGTTACGAATACGAATACCCCCCACCCAAATTAGCATTTCCATTGTTTGTCGTATAATCTATATTATGTTGCATTGATGACCCTTTATTTACTGGCTTTATAGATTTAAAGCCTTGTTTCACTACTTTAAAATATACCTGCTAAAAATCACCCTATTTTGTTTTTAAATGCGGATGGCATGGCATTGAATGCAAAGGATTGATAGTTACAACCTAATAAAAAAATAATAAAAACCTTGTAACCTTTTTACACGTGATGCGGTCTAATCTGCATGGAAAACAAAAACACTATAACAATGATGATTGGAGCCTCTGGGTCTGGTAAATCTAGGCACTGTAATCAAGCGGCTAAAGATATCAATGCTTTTATTATTGACCCAGATTCAATTAAGTTACAACTGAATAAGCAGATGCCATTGGATAAAGAGACTAATGCCAATCTGCACCCTGAAGCATCTCAATTAGCAGCCAATTTGTTAGGGTCCTATTTTGCAGATGCTGAAGGATTTAAGGATAGATATAATTGCGAGTCGGTCATATTTGATAACCGCGGTAAGGATTTAACCAAGGTACTCAAAAGGATTTCAATGGCTGAAGCTGCAGGGCTTGAAGTTAAATTCATAATCGTTGAAAATGATGTGCTGAATTGTGTCCTTAATGTTGCTATTAGGAATCGTAAAAGCAAAAGAAGCATGAAGCTTATGGAAGTAGTCCGAGCCTATAAAGGGACCCATGCAACAATAGAATTTCTGAAGTCCCAAGAATCCATAGATACAAAAATAGTCCAGGGATATAAGAGAATAAAATTTCATAAACTATGTAACCTTTTGACTTGGTGCGTAGTCTAATGAATATGGAAAGCAAAAGGAAGGTGAGTAATGTCTATCCAGGTAGGAGAAATGATTGCTGTTAAGACAGAAGATTTAACAGCGGAGGATATCAAACAAATAGAGATAGCGTTGGTAAATACAGCGGCTACCTTTACAACATTTGATAATAGGGTCCTATTTTGCAGATGGTGTTTGTTTAAAGGATTTAAGGTATGTATTCATATTTGATACAGGAAGGTGAGTAAATGAAAGCGTTAGATTATGCAGGGTCCAGGAGTAAATCCTTTAAGGAAGCAGTAGAGAAATTAAAAGCCCAGGGATATGAAGTTAAACCAGGTGAAATAGATGGAGATGCCACTGTTGTTAATGGATTTATAAGGGAGCTTGATAAAGAGAGCAGCGTTCAACCTAGCAATTACTATGCACCAGTAGGAGCAATTCAGTTCTATAAATACTACAGAACATTCAATGTAACGCTGGATGGTAAGGATTATGGATTCATTAATATTGAATTTACAAATGCACCAGCTAAAGATAGTAAGGGTAGGAGCTGGAAGGAACAGGAAGAAGATAGAGCATATAACAATGGATATAAACCAAGCATCAATGAGTTCTATGCTAAGAGATTGTATGAAAAAGCAATCAAAACTCAAACGATTGATGGAGCTAGGTTTAAATATGTTCAAGGATTCATAGCAGCAAGTGAAGAACATAGAGAACATTACCTGGAGCGTAAAGACAGAATGCTGGAGCCATACTTTGAGAGATATAACAGAAGTAAATGGACCAAGCAGTCAGCATACAGTATGGGATATTCTTTTGCGATTAAAGAATTAGTAAAGGAAGGAGAGTAATGGGAGCTGGTGATTGTTATCCTGCTGCGTTCAAGGCTATAAACAGCAGCAAGTTTTTTACTAAAGACCATGACCCAAACCATGACTGGATTGTGGTCCATGCTTTAAGAGATATCTTTGAAGGTGGTGAACACTATGGAGGACACGCATTCTTATTGAATAAGAAAACCAAAACTGTTTACGATAGTTCAATCAGTGCAAAATATATTGATGGTTCTGTTGATGGTGTTGTTGATGGGATGCCGCTTGATGAGTACGTAGAAAAAACATTCTTGCTAACCGAGGGTAAATATGTTTGGAAGGAATACACACTGAAAGAATTAAACAAGATAACCTTTGAACAAATGGTACATACACCTTTTGATTTAGCTAAGGAACAGTGGGCAATGAAAGATGAAGAGTTTGCTAAGAGATTCCCTGGATTCAGTAGCCATAAGGAATACATGCAAGAGTATTTCATTCCAACATTCTGCCCAACACAACATAAACACAATAAAAAAAATAAAAAACATGTAACCAAATTGGAGAAGGTTGAGTCTAATAAGTGATGGTAAAAAAGGAAGGTAAATAAATGAGTGCTCAAGGAGTGTTCATCATTGATGATGAAGTAGGTTTTGAACAGAGACCTAAGAGTAAGAAGCAATTAAAAGATTTAATTGCAGCTGGTAAGTTAGATACTATTTATGTTGAAGCAGTTAATCTGATTGGACCTGAACAGTATGCTGGACCAGTAACTAAAGAGATACTAGAAGAGCAAGGGGATATTACTTTTGTTGGACCAAGTCCTTATGAAGCAAGAAATTTCTTTGGTCAATTCTATGTTGATAAGAAGGGAGCAGTCAATGTCAAGTGAACCAACAGAGGACCAAATGACAGAGATTACCTGGGAGGATATCTTTGGTAATGAAGTTAAGACCGAGACCTATGACTTGAATAAGAAAACAGATAAGGAAGGTAAGTAAATGAAAATATTAGATATGGAAACAGGCAAGGAAGTTACAACAACTCCAGAAGATTTTATGAAACATATTGCCGAAGATATAAAAAAGTATCAAGAGTTTCAAAAAAAACTTGCTAAGTACGAGGAGGAGGATAATGCTAAAGACTAGAGAATATATGGTAGGACAAGAGGACTACGAAAAGGTAGAGCAAACATTAACCAACATACCAGAGGATGAGGTCCTGGTCCTGGTTAATAAAACAAAACTGGTTGCTATTGCCTGGAGTGGTAAGAAAAATAAGTACGATTGGTACTACAAATTCAGAGATAAAAGACAAATGGATAA